GTCCCGGCTGTAGGGCGGGATCGGGAAAGGTTCGGGCCCAACGACATCGCGCCAGACGCCGCGTGCAAGGCCGAGGCAATCACAGCCGACGCCGTTCAGGCTGGCCTGATCGTGGTAGGGCGTGCCGAGCCAGGACCGCGCCACGGTGATGACCCTGTCGGAATCGACCGTAATCACAGCACCGCCCCCTCGTGGCCGCCGTCAGTTGTGGCATAGCGCAGGACCGCATCCTGGCCGGGGATGTTGGGGAAGCCCCGGAAGTTGGCGACATTGGCGAACTTCGTTCCACAGGTCGCGATGCGCTTGTCGCACCCGGCGCGGATGGTGAATGTGTCGGTCCCGGCGATGGCGCGCACCGGGGCTTCCAGCAGCGTCAGCACGGCGACGCCGTCTACGAGGTCGTGCGACAACACCTCGGCCCGCCGCCCGACATTGGCCCCGCTGGTCCAGTCGAGGGTTCCGAAGGTGAACCAGCCGGAGGTGAAACCGCCAAGCCCCGAGGCGATAAAGGCGCGGTCGCGCATCATGTCGATGATCGCGCCGGTTCCCTTGAACGCAGGTGCCTCGAGATTGACCCCGCAGCGCGCATCGCCAAGGGCGGCGTCGCATGTCGCCTGGAACGTCCGCCCGACCGTCTGGCCCAGCACATGGGCCAGCGATCGCACCTCGGCGACGAACGCCAGCCGCCCGCGCCGAATCTGGCCGATGGCCCCGCGCCGCATCAGCAGGCGCTGGGAGGTCGCGGCCCAGTTCACACGCCAGACCTCGACGGCCGCATTGTCCCAGCGGCCGTCGAGGATGTCGGTCTCGGTGATCCGGTCGGAGGTCAGCACGCCTTGCGCATCCTGCGCATCGACGGAGAGGTCCGATCCCGAGCGCACCTCCGAGGCGGCAAAGCCGCTCTCCGGCTCGAAATCGGTGCCATCGAATGTCAGGGTTCGGTCATGGTCCGTGAAGCCAAGCGTCACCCCATCGCCCCGCACGATCCGCCAGCACCAGGCCAGCGTGGTCGTGCCCTCGTCGAGATGGGCCTGCAGCGCGGGCGGGAGGGACTTCATGGCCGATCTCCCTTCGCTGCCGCCGCGCAGAGGGCGGTAATGAGCACACCCAGCACCCCGCCCAAGATCATGCCCGCCACGAAATCAAGCATCACCGCGGAACCCGCGTTCGATCCGGTCGCGCAGACCGATCAGACCAAGCCCAAGGCTGATCAGCGTCATCGGTGAGGCATCACCCGTCCCGGCGAGAATCGCGACGAGCCGCGCCAATTCGGCAAGCTGGCCCTGCTCGGGCAGGAAAAGTGCGCCGCTGCCGGTCAGCACCGCCAGCAGCCCCGCCCACCAGGTGAGCGATGTCGGTTGGAAATAGCGCATGGGTCAGACCCTCCGAGTAAGGTTCGAGAAGAAGGCTGCGAGGCGTGCGAGCCAGCCGCTGCGTGGGATCGGCGCAGTCGACAATGGCGGGAACGGCGCGCTCAACGGGCGCAGCAAAGCCAGCGCTTGCGCCTCAGTCAGTCGCCGGATCGGTCGCGAGAAATCCACCCGACCGTTGCGATCCACCGTCCAGACCGGGATGGTGCCGGTCGGATAGCGGCCATCGCGGAACAGATCGCGCTCAGCCTCGCGGCGCGTGCGGATTGCGGCGGGCCGGAGCCACCCCATGAAGGCTTGCGCGGCGGCGGCGCGGTTGCCCGTGTTCAGGTGGCGGGTCAGCGAGGCCTTGGCGATGCCGCCGGTGTTGTAGTGGAAACTGACCAGCGCATCGAACTCGTGCGGCTCCAGCGGCACCTTCACCGCGCGCAGCACCTCGGCCTCGTAGGCCACTATGTCGGCACGGAAGAGCCGGAACGCTTCACGGATCCCGGCATCCAGATCGGCGGGCATGCCGCGCGGCATCCCTGCCGGATTGGGCAGACCTGCCGAGGCAGTGTGGCCGATGCCGAAGGTCCAGACGCTTTTAACATCAAGGAAGGGTCCGGGCACGAGTCCTTCGTGCCGGACGAGGGCCAGAAGCCCCCGGTCTGTCATGTGCATGGGATCACCCGAAGATGGAGGAAAGGATCAGGATCAGCGCGGCGACCAGAAGGCCGATGCGGAGGCGATGGCTGAAGGCCTGTGCAGGATCGGCGGCATCGCAGCGGATGGCGCGCGCCAGGCGGAGAAGTTCATGCATCGGGGGTGCCCCCCTTGCTGCTGCGCAGCCGGGCTAGGACGACCTCGATGAAGGCGGGGCCGAAGACGCCGACCAGATAGGCGGCCGAGCCCGCCGCACCCCCGGCCGGGATCGCCTGCGATGGCAGGCCGAGCCAGGCGGTGATGACCGCCATCGACAGGCTGCCCATCCCGGCGGCGATCAGACCGCCGAGCAGGATGTGGCGCAACGCATCGCGCAGCCGCATCCGCGTGGTCAGGGCGTTGGTCGCCCCGCCCAGAGCGCCCCAGGCCGCCAGAATGACGGCGGTGGAGGTTGCCAGATCGCGCAAGGCAGCGGCGACAAAGCCGGTTTCTTCGTTCATCGCCGGATCTCCAAGAGCGGGATGGATGTGATCGACCCGAGCCGCTCAAGGTCGAGGGTGACGTCGAGCATGTCGGTGTCGAAACGGACGGGGACGTCGAATTCGAAACCGGCCGTGATTGCGACGCCTGCGCCAGGGGCGGTGGTGAAGGTGACGCTGCCGGTGGCGGTATCGGCGCTCCAGCCCGACATCTGCTCGACCCCGTTCAGGGCGATGCGGACAGTGCCGGCCACCGGCTTGGCGATGGCACGGGTCCAACTTTGCGCGCCGGAAGTGTAGCGTTTCAGCAGGGCGAAGGTGGTGACTGCACCATTGCCGGTGCCGATGGGCTGGTCAGTCGGGGCGACCGGCTGCGACGGCAGGCAGGATTTGTAATCTGCCCAATCCTTGTAGCGAAAGCCGTGCAGGCGACCGTTGCGGGCTTCGAAGAATGCGACAACTGCCGCCAGGTCGTCGGCGCGGCGGATGCCGTAGGCCACATCATAGCGGCGGCGCGAATTCGCCCAGCTGGCGTTGCGCTCCTCGTCACCGCTGGCCAGTTCGACCACTTGCGTGCGTCGTTCCGGCCCCCCGCGCGCCCCGCGGCTGATGTTGTCGGGGAACCTTACGTCATGGAATGCCATCACATGCCCCTCCGGCCCAGCGACACGGCGCGGGCGATATCGCTGGCCACCTGCGTGCGCGACTGGCGGAAGCTTTCGGCATCGCGCGCCATGATGGTGACGTTGACGGCGGGCGCGCTGGTCTGGCCATATCCAGCGGCCTCGCGGCGGGAGAGCACGCGCTCGCCACGTTGCAGGATCGCCGGAACCTCGTCGGGCTTGATCCCCGCCCATCCACCCGCATGCATGCGCGGGGCATTGGCAAAGGCCAGCGCCGGAACCATGCGGCCTGGACCTGGCGATCCGACTATGCCTCCAGCGTGCAGAATGTTGGCGAAGATACCACCCTCACTGCCAAGCGCGCCTGACAACGTGTTAGCGATCGGCCCGAGGATGAAGGTCCGCGCCGCCAGCTTGGCCAGATCGGCGATCATCGAGGTGACCAAGTCGCGGAAATCCAGCTTGCCAGTCTTGACGAACTCACCCACGGCGTTCTCGGCCGAGGTGAAGGCACCGACCAGAGCGCTCCCGATATCACCGCCGATGTTGCGCGCCTTGGCGGCATAGTCGGCGAGCGCGGCTGATACAGCACCCCAGCCGGTCGCAGCCTGATCAGCCCCTGCGGCAGCGTCCGTCCCGGCGTCGCGCGCAGCCGCACCGGCACTTCCGGCAGCAGCTGCGGTGTCGTCCAGTTCGGTGTTCAGGGCATCCGCCGAACTGGCGGCATCTGCCAACGCCGTTTCGGCATCCGATCCGGTGCCGGTCACCGCGTCGCGCAGCGCCTGCCAGCTGGCCAGCGGACGGCCTGCGGCATCGGCCAGCATGCCTGCGGCCTCGCGATAGCCGTCGGCCCGGCCGCGGGCATCGTCGGCCATCGCGCCAAGCCCGAGGTCGGGAGGCTCCAGGTAAGTCTGCGACAGCGCGGCAGAGAAGGCATCGGCGGCTGCAGCGCCAGCAGCAGTTGCGGCACCCTCGAACGGGTTGCCGATCCGCGCCAGTTCCACTGGGTCGAGCGTACCGATCCGCACCCCACCTTCGCCCACCGCCCAGTCCGGCAGCAGCTCCAAGGCCGCGTTCAGCCCGTTGATGAAATTGTTGATCCGGGTGACAACACCGTTCAGCATCGCCTCGACGCCAGAGATCAGCCCGTTCGCGGCCTGGAAGGCAAAGTCGCCGATGGCGCCGGGCAGACTGCCCCAAATTTCCACCGCAGCGTCATAGGCTCCCTGGAAGATCGCAGCCGTCCGGTCGCCGAAACTGACCACGCCCGCGATTGTGCCTTCCAATGCTGATAGCCCGGCCGCCTTCAGTCCTTCCCAGCCAGCTGCCATGTTGGCGAAGGCCGCGTCTAGCGCCAGGCCGATGCGCGACCAGACTTCCGTGGCGAGATCGCCTAGCAGGCGGAAGGCTTCGCCCACGCCGCCAACCCGGGTGACAAGCTGCGAGAATTGATAGACCAGTTCCCCCGCGCCGACGATCAGCGCGCCGATCCCGGTCCGGATCAGCGCCCCGCGTAAGAACACGAGTGCGGTGGCAAGGCCGCGCACCGACAGGGCGGCAACGGCCAGCCCGGCGACCCAACGACCGGCCATGAAGGCGGCGAAGGTCGCGGCATAGGTGGAAAGCCGTGCAAGGTTGTCGAAGACTGCGGTGATCGCGCCGCCGATGGGCCCGGTGCCGCGTGCCATATCGGCCAGTGCGTTCGCCACCGTCTCCAGCGCCGGGACGACGGCTGCGGTCAGGCGGTTGGTCAGACCCAGCCAGATCAGGCTCAGCTTGGCGATGGCATCGCCGGTGCGTTCGATCTGTGCCGCGTCGGCGGCGCTGACCGCCACCCCGAAATCCTGCACATCCTGCGCTGCTTCCCGCAATGTGGCGGAGTCGATGCGCAGAAATGCCAGTGCGGCGCGATCACCGAAGAGGTCGGATGCCACGGCGGCGCGTTCGACCTCGGGCACAAACCGGTTCAAGGCTTCCTGGATGGCGACGATGCGCTGGTCGAGCGGCAACGCCTGCAGTTCGGCGGCTGTCAGATTCAGCCGCTGCAAGGCACCAACGGCCGAACCCGATCCAGCAGCCGCTTCGGAAAGCCGCATGGTCAGCTTCTTGGTGGCCTGTTCGATCTCGCCCATCGAGACACCGGCCAGTTCCCCAGCCCATGTCAGCACTTGCAGACTTTCCACAGTGGTGCGGAGCGAGGCGGCCATGTCCGCCTGCGCGCCGATGACATCGAGTCCCGAGCGGACCATCGCCACGCCTACAGCCGCTGCGGCGGCCGTCACCGCTGCCAGTGCGATCCCGGCCTTTCGGGCAAAGCTGCCGAGGCGGGCATTGGCCAGTTCCATCTCGGAGGACAGGCGGCCAAACCCGCGCGTGCCCGCCTCGCCGATGCCTTCCAACTCGGCGCGGACCTGACGGCCGCCTTCGGCGACCAGCCGGACAGAGACCCTCTTCTCAGCCATGTCCCTCTCCAATCTGTTCGTTCAGCTTGCGCACCATCACCGCCTCGATCTCCGGCAGCAGTTCGGCGGCGATGAGGGTGTCGATCCCAAGGGCCTGCGCCATGGCGAGGGCCGCGCCCATGTCCCAGCCCAGCACCGCGCCGGGGATCACCCGCAACTGGCCGCCAAGACGGCCGACCAGGTCCCAGACCTGCCAGCCCTCCTGCGTCTTTGGCAGGTTCAGTCTTGCGGGGCAGTCGGGGCAGCGCCCCTCGCAGGCCGCGCAGTACCGGTCGCCCCCACCGAAGGACCAGTCGGCAAGGGCGCGGAGACGTTTTTTTCCGCGTCCAGGATCAGACCCTTTGCGACGTATTGGGTCTGGAAGGCCTCGAAGACGGGCCAGATTTCCAACAGGGCGTCGATGCCCTCGGGGCTGACGGGCACAGAATCGCCCGCGTCATCGCCTACGCCTTCCCAATCCAGCACCGCACGGCGGGCGACGGCTTTGGCCATGGCGAGCGCCAGTTCTTCTTGCGTCGCGGTGTCTGGCAGGGCTTCGATGACCGCATCGGCGCGGGCCGACACCATCAGCGCGGTGGTCAGCGGGGTCAGTTTGATGCTCAAGCCGGGGGCGAGGGTCAGCCACGAAGGGGATGCGGTCAGGTTCAGTCTGATCATGTTCAATAACTCACAACGGTGTTGACAAGGACGGCGGTGCACATGCGGGCGGGGCTGACGGCCTTCGCGGCTTGCCAATCGAAGGTGGCCTGAATGCCTTGCGGGCCCGGGATCTCGATCCGTGGGCGCGGCAGGTAGACGGCATGGGCGGTGAGGGTGAAGCTGGCGTTGGCCCCGAGGCTCCAGGCGAAGACCATCTCGCAGGGCGTGCCGTCGATGGCCTGCGTGATCAGTGTGCTGTCGGCGAAACGCACCTCCACCCGACCGGTCAGCGCGGCCATGCCGGGGTCTGCTCCCTCAATGCGACCGTCCGAGCGGATGGTCTCGATCCGGTCGAGGCCGTTGGAATAGGTCACCTCGGCCGAGATGACGTTTCCAAGCGGCGAGCCGTTGCGGGTGATCGCTCCGTTGAAATGGCCGAAGCGTTGCAGAGCCAGTGACGTCGGCGTGCCAGCGGCCGTGGCCGCCGCGACGCTTTCGCCCTGCGCCACCAGTCGGGCGGTGGCGGTCAGCAGCCCCGACCGCGCCATCTGCCACGAAAGCTGATCGCAGACGCAGCCGGTGTACATGGCATAGCGCGGCACCTCGGGCATTGCCGTCTCGATGGCCATACTCGGCAGGGTCCAGTTGCCGGACTGGAAGGTGTGGGTCTTGGGCGTCGTGCCGGAGGTGACAGGCGCGCCGAAGGCCGCCTTCAGCCAGAGGCCAAGGTTCTCGACATCGATTGGCACCACGACATCGCCATCGGCAGTGACCGCATCCTTGATCGGGGCCAGCGGATCGCGCCCCTGGCCCAACAGTTCCGACGCGATCAGCGGCTGTTCGGAGCCGAGCGTGGTGCTGGCAAAGGGCACCGTCCGATAGCCCGTGGCGGGCGCGGTGCCATAGACGGATTCGAACGCAAGCGCCATCTGCGCCCGCGCCCCATGGGCTCGTGCCATCGTGTTCTCCTATTGTGAGATGGGTCAGGCCAGCGGATCGGCCGTGGAATAGTGCAGGATGACGGGGATGACCGCTGCCTTCAGGCTGGCAGCACCCTCGACGGGCAGATCGACCGGGCGAGGCGCTTCCGCCTCGACCCAGTCGCAGAGGCCGCCCAGCGTGCGGTCGGCGGCAAGTGCCCCGCCGATGTTGGCACAGAGCGTATCGAAGGTGGCGTCACGAGCGGCACCCTGCACGACGGCTTCGATCTCCGCTCTGTGCTGGTAGTGGTAGCGCAACGGCGACAGCGTAACTTCCGGCTCCCCCGGCTCGCCATCGCGCAGAATCAGGAGGCCAGCCGCGGGCACGCGCTCTGGCAGCACATCACCGCGGAGGGCGGTGGCGGGCAGCGCCATAAGCCGCGCGTGCAGCGCGGCGAGGATGGTTTCGCGGGGGGTGGGCATTTTCTGTTCTCAAGTTTGAGGCTTTGCCAAGTGCGGTTTTGAACCCTTAGTGACATTTGCCCGTGTCGCGGCTAGCGTCCGTTCATCGGCAGGAGCTACGTGATGAGCAGCATGAAGGCAGTAGTCATTCGACGGGCAGGTGGCCCCGAGGTTCTGAAGCTGGAATCTCTGCCGGTGCCGACGCCGAAACCGGGTTGGGTTCTTGTCACGGTGCGCGCCTTTGGTCTGAACCGGTCTGAACTCTTCACCCGCCAAGGCCATTCCCCGAATGTGCTGTTCCCTCGTGTTCTGGGTATCGAAGCCGTCGGCGAAGTAGTGTCGGCGCCGGACGGCGGGTTCGAGGTGGGCGACACCGTGGCCACGGCGATGGGCGGCATGGGTCGGCAATTTGACGGGGGATATGCAGAATACACCTTGGTGCCCGTGGGCCAGGTTCAGAGACTCCGGTCCAGCTTGCCGTGGAATGTGCTTGGGGCGTTGCCCGAGATGGTTCAAACTGCGTGGGGATCACTGAACACGGCCCTTGGTGCAAAGAAGGGCGAAACATTGTTGATCCGCGGCGGGACCACATCGGTGGGATTGACGGCTGCGATCTTGGCCAAGCAGGCCGGGCTGCATGTGCTGGCGACCTCGCGCCGCGATGACCGGCGGGACATGCTGTTGAAGAACGGCGCGGACGAGGTGTTTATCGATAGCGGTGAGATTGCCGGTGCGGTCAGGGATGCGCACCCGAACGGCGTCCACCGGGTTCTTGAGCTTGTCGGCACGACGACGCTGCTAGACAGCCTGCAATGCGTTGCCACGGGCGGTTCGGTCTGCATGACGGGAATGGTTGGCAACGCCTGGGAGTTCGAGCGTTTCAGTCCAATGGGTGCCATCCCAACCGCCGTGAACCTGACGACCTATTCCGGCGGAGCCGAGGACTTCATCTCGACACCTCTGCAGCAGGTAGTGGACGCTGTGGAAGCGGGCACTTTTGTCCCGCCCATTGGCAGGACTTTCGTCATTGACGATATCGTAGAGGCGCACCGCGTCATGGAGTCAAACTCTGCTGGCGGAAAGATTGTAGTCACGACGTGACGTGTCGATAGCGGACATCTGCCCGAAGTTGGCAAAGGACCGCTTCGTCCGCATAGCAGCCGTCAAGCCAGCTTCTCGTCAACCCATTTCGCCACGATCAACCCAGGCACAGCGTCCACCGCCCGCTCCGCATCCCGCGCCAGATCCAGCCGCTTCGGCAGCTTGACCTGAGGGACCAGCAGGAAGATCGGCGCGGTAACGACGCCCCTGCCGGTTTTCGACCGAGACGCCACAGCGCGACCTTTGGTGTTCAGCCGTCCCTCGGCAACCAGCAGGCTCGGGCCCCGGCGGCGGTAGATGAACCGCAGGCGCAGGCCAGTGCGGCGTTCCCATTCGCCGGGGTTGATCCGGCCGCCCCGGGTGGATTTGCCTGCAGCGAGCGTGGGGATCGCGAGCCAGAAGCCGTTCTTCGAACGGATCAGCGGGCCGGTGTCATGCGCGCCGATGATCACCGGGGCGTTCGACCAGACCAGCGCCGCCGCGTTCAGGCTTTCGCCTGATTTCGGGAAGCTGGCGGAGCGGATCGAGTTGGCGAGGCGTGTGCCCAGCCCCGCGCCGGTGATCTGGGTTCGCCATGCGGATTTCAGGCCGGTGCCCGCCTCGCGCATAGCGGCGGTGACGGCGCGTTCGCCCGCTGCAACCTCCGCCGCCATCAGGGCGACGATGTCGGGATCAATGGCGAGCTTCAGTTTCACGCGGGCCCCAGATCGACGGTCCAGACCAGCCGCTCGCGATCACGGACCGGCTCGCCCTGAATGAGGAAGGCGTCGCCGT